AATACTCGGCCAGGCCGCGCTGCCCGCCTTCGAGGTAGGCTTGGAATTCTTCTTTCTGCGACTGGAGCACTTGCAGCGCGGCGTTGCGCTTCGCGTCGAGCTTTTCCTTCTCCGCCCATTCGGTCGCCTTGACCTCGTCCAGCCCTTTCTGAATCCACGCCTGCTTCTCACGCTCGATATCGTCCAAGCGGTTTTGCAGTTCCGTTTTCCAGACGGCATCGACCTTCGACGCGACCTCGCTCTCGAACGCCTGCATGACTTGCGCTTTGCTGGCCTCGGCCCATTCCGTCGCGCTGACTTCGTCGAGCCCCTTCTGCCGGTAGGCCGCGGCCTCGCGGTCGATATTCGCGAGCTTGTTCTCGAGGTCGTTGCGATAGATGGCTTGCGTCGCGTCCACGACGTTTCGCTGGAAGTCCTCGTAGATTTTCGCCTGCTTCGCGATCTTGTATTCGTCAAGCAGGTTGACGTCCGCGCCTTTCTCGCGGAACGATTCGATTTCCTTGTCCACGGCATGGAGCGAGGCTTCGAGCTCGTTGTGGGTGAGCGTGTACAGTCTTTCCGTCAAGTCGGCGTTCGCTTTCGCCGCTTCTTCCGTGGCTTTCGCGGCCTCTTTCTCCGCCTCGGCACGACGCTTCGCTGCCGTCGCGTTCTCGAACTCGGCGTTCTTGTTTTCCTTCGCGGCTTCAGCGGCTTTCTTCTCGGCCTTCGCTTTCTCTTTGAGCGCCTCCTGCTCTTTGAGATACGCCTGATACTCGTCCCCATACATCCGGTCGAGCACGGCCCCGCCGATGAAGGGGATGCCGATGAGCGGCCCGGCCATCGGGTGGTTCTTCACGAGCCATTCGTTCGCCTTGGCGTGATCGCTGACTTTCTTGATCTGCTCGCCGACGAACGTCGCGACCTCCGCGACGCCTTTGAGCGCCGTTCCCCAGCCGAGGATGGCTTCCTTGATGTCGTCCTTGTGCTCGGAAATTTCCTGCACAAGAGCGCGAAACGCATCCGTCACCTCGGGCATGAGCTCTTTCGAGACGGGCAGGAGCGCTGCGCCGATCGCGCCCTTGAGCTGCCCGAGCTCCATCTCCATCTGCTTCCATTCAAGCCACGTCTGATGGCTTTCCTCTGGATTCAGCAGGCCCGTCGTTTTGACGTTCGCCGAGATCTGCATGAGGTCTTGGTACTGCTCGAGAAGCGGAACGAGCGCCGCGCCACGCGCACCGAGGACTTCGGCAGTGTAGGCTTCTTCCTGCCCCATGTCAACGGCGTATTGGTAGCCCTTCGCGAGCTCGGCTAACTGCTCGTTGAGCGGCAGGAGATTGCCCTGCTGGTCTTGGATGGTAACGCCGAAGCGGGCGAGCGCTTCCGTCGTTTCGTTGCCCGATGTTCCAGCCGACTCGATTTGCTTGTCGAGCTTCGCGATGAGCGGGATGACCGTCATCACGTCCATGCCAGCCAGCTGGAACGTGCGGTTGAGTTGCGCTGCTTCGCCTGCCGAGGCATGGAGACGTTTCGAGAGGCGATAGATATTTTCGCCCGCCTCCATCGCGCCCTTTGTCAGCGTGAAAAGGCCCGCGCCGGTCGAAACGGCTGCCATGACGGCAGCAGTCTTGGCGTTGAGCAGGGAGAAGCCGTTCGAGAGCTTCGTCAGACCTGTATGCGCCTGCGCAATGCCGCGCTGCATCCTTGCACCAAACGTCCCCGCTTGCTGGCCTGCCGCCGCCATCTGCTGGCCGAGCGTGCCGTAGGCCTTGCCGAGCCGCCGCAGTTCCGCTTCCGTCTGCGCGACGATCCGCTGCTGCTTCAGAAGATTCGTCTCGGCACGGCTGGCCGCGCCGCTGTCCATGCCGCTCGTCTTCTGTGCATCCTTGAGGACAGCCGCGAGGATTTCTTCTTTCTGCCGCTGGATGTCGAGCTGCCGGTTGATCGCCTTGTACTTGACCTCGACCTTGTCGAGCTCCGTGCCTGCCTCGTCGAGCTTCGTGAGGTCGATGTCCATGCGGAGCTTCAGCTGGGTTTCCTTGCTGTTCAGCCGCGCCATCGCCTGCGAGACGGTTTTGCCCGCCGTGTCGAAGTCGAGTTGCAGCTGGGCGATGTCGAGCCCGAGGCTCAAGTAAAGCTCGTCAATTTTCTGTCCGCGTTTCGCCATGTCACATCACATCGTCGATAAATTTTGCGTGGCCTTCCGTGCGTGACAAGCTCATGACGTACAACTGGTCGAGCAGGAAGGCGATCTCGTGAGCGTCGACCTGCTGCATCGTCCAGCCGTAGGCGGATTGCAGCCGCTCGTAGTAAAGAAGCAAATTTTGATACGGGGAAAGATTCAGTCCTCCTTCCCCGCCGCCGCGTTTGGGAGCTTCACCAGCTTCGCGAATGTCTGCGTCTGGAGCCAGCCGAACAGGTCGCGGGTGAACGGCACGACGTCCGCGATGTCGAGCGTATCCTCCACAGATTCTCTCGTGGCCTCTGGCCGGCCGAACGCCAGCACGATGAGGTCGATGTGCTTGTCAAGAAATTCTTCCATGGTCAAATGGCTCTTGTCCTCGTCGAAAAACGCGAGGAACGCCCGCCAGACGCGCATCTTCGGCGGGGCGGGTTTGATAGCTTTCCCATTGATAACCAACTGCGGATGCAGCACTTTTTCGTCCATGATGCCCTCCTCAAACCGTCGTGTACCACTTCGCGGCGTTTTCTGCCGTGAAGCCGGCATCCTCGTCATCAGCGTAAGTGTAGCAGTTGCCGTCCGACAGGCGATAGATGGCCTTCGCGGTCAGCGTCGGCGTCTGGTAGGAAATGTTCTCCTCTTTCGTCGAGCCCTTGATGGACGGCTCCTGGAACTGCACCTTGTAGAATTTCATGTACCGCGCCTTGCCGTTGCGCTTGTCCGATTGGAACAGCACGGCGAAATAGGGCGCGACGTCATCCTTGTTCGCGACCATCACACCGTTTTCGTAATGGTGGCCGAGCAGGTAGGCCGTATAGGCGAGCGGGAGCGCCGCCGTGTCGAACGTGAGCTCGTATGAGGCCGTGCTCGATGCCGTGTCGATGGACTGCCCGTCCGCGTAGAGGTCGGCCTGGCTGTTCGACGGCTTGATGTCGATGCTGCGCAGCACCTTGCCGAGGTCGACGGGCTCGTCATACGTCGCGCCGTCCGTGCTGTCCGTGAGGAGTTTCGCGACGTGGAGCCGCTGAATGTTGATGAACTGCCCGCTCGCGAGGCGGCTCGCCGGGCGAGTTGCCGTGGTGATTTCCGTGTTTTCCGTATCTGCCATTTAAATGATGCCTCCTGTTCCTGTCCGATAGTCGATGGCCATGATGAAAAGCTGTCCCTCCGCAAATTCCACGCTCTGCGCCCGGACGAAGCCGATGCCGACCATCACTTTTTGAATCTCTCGGAGGATGCTCTCGAAGTTTCCGTCTTTCGTGAGAATATGAATGCGCACCGTCACGACGCGCTCCCGTTCCTCGCCGTCCGCCATGACGGCCGGCACGTCCGAAATGACGGAATACACGAGGATGGGATAGCTGCCCGCGTCCGGGCTGCGCATGGGATAAATACAGCGCCCCCGGCGGTCGTGCGCAAGAAGCGCCGTGAGTTTCTTCGAGCGCGAGAGCGCTTGATAGACCTGTTCCTTGATGTTCATTTTCGTCGGATCGCCTCCCGCACGCGCTCGATGATGATATCCTGCACGGCCTTGCGCTTCGCGTCGAGCGCGGGATAAAGAAACGGCCTGCCCTTCGGACTGAATTCCACGATTGTGCCGTAGAACAGCCCGTCCTGCGCCTGCGCATCCGCGACGATGTAGCATTCCTTGCCGCCCTTGCCTTTCACCACATGGATGGATTTCTTCAGTGCACCTTTCACGACGCGCCGGTCGCGGCCATCATAGACGGGACAGCGCCGCCGCGCTTCGTCGGCCACGACCTCCGCACCATCGGCCAGCGCCGCTTTTGCCGCTTCCATCGCCTGCTCGCCGAGCTCTTTGAGGATGGTTTCTGCCCTTTTGAATTTAGCCATCTTCCACCATCTCCTTCGCTTCGAGGATGAGGTATTCGCGCTTGCCGTCCTTGCCGTACGGCGGCGCAACAAGCAGGAGCGTCTTGCCCGCCCAGCGCAGGCGGTCGGTCGTGCGGATGTCCGTGCGATAACGCATGGCGATGCGGTAGCCGACCTCCGGCGCTTGCTCCGTCGCGCCGTCCTTGATGGTTGCAGAATACGGCAGCACTTTCGCCCATGTGGTGAAAAGCGGCTGCCATTCCGACGTGATGAGATTGCCCGCATCATCGATCTCTGTCACAGCCCGCTCGACGGTCACGCGATGGCGCAATTCGCCGATGGTGACATACATCAGAATCCCTCCTCCCGGACGCCCATGAGCAAGTTGCGGAGCGTCAGCACGAGCGCGTGATGGTCGGCTTCCTCGCGGTGCTCGTAGAGATAGGCCAACGTGTAGAGCACGGCGGCTTTCGCCGTGCCGCCCGATGCATCGAAGTGTGTTTCATCTAATCGAGAAACATCCTCGCAGAGCCGTTGCGCTGCCCGCAAGAGCTCGTCAATGAGCGCATCTTCGTCATCGCTATCCACGCGCAGGTACGTTTTCGCTTCTGCCAGATCGGCAATCATAGGCATCCCCTCTCTTTCTTCCAAATCAGCGAACGTCAGCCGTTCGCTTTCGCTGCCGCCGTGCCCTTGATTTTCAGGAGCTTCACCGCCTCGGGCAGGATGAGCTTGCCGTCGACGCGCTCCTTCATGACGTAGCCGACCATGCCGTTGCCCGCGAAGAGCTCTTTGAGCTCCTGCAACGTGCGCGTGCCGCGGTCGCCGATGTTGTAGTAGCTGTAATCGCCGAACGCGAGCACCGCCGCGCCCGCCTCGACGGTCGGAACGTACGGCGAGGTGTAGACGGCGTAACCCATAAGGCGGTCGGGTTCGCCCACCTGGTACGACGGCTGCCAGAGGTAGGCGTTGTTGTTGTCCTTCAGCTTGCGGATGACCGCAAGCGTCTGGTCGTTCACGAGGAACGAGGCGTTGCGGCGGTACGGGCGCTTCAGCGAGTAAATCAGCGAAATAAGGTCATCCGACGCGATGTTCGCCGTGCTCGTCGTGACGCCCGTGTCCGCCATCTGGAACAGGCCTTTCGGCTTCGCCGCGCCATCGCCGTTGAGGAACGCATCTTCCTCGGCGTTCGCGATGGCCTTGCCGAACTGCTCGATGATGTAGCTCTCAAGGTTGAACGCGTTGTCGTAAAGCAGCTCCTCCGTCACCTTGATCGCGACGTGGAGCTTGTGCGCGTCGAGAATGATCTGGTCGAACGTCGCGTCACCGAACGAGAGCGCCCCGCCTTCCTCAATCCAGCTCGCGGCCGGCTTCGTCGCGGCGATGTTGATTTTGCGCTCCCCGCTCGTCGTGAGCGACGTGCCGAGCGTGCGCATGACGTTCTCTTCCGTCAGCACATCGACGAGGCGGCTGTCCATCTCCTCCGGCACAAGGTAGCCGCCGTCCGTGTCGACGCCCTCCTGCAGCACGTCCGACACCTTGCGGAAACGGCTGCGGATAGCGTCCATCACCGCATCGTGATAGGCAGATTTCGGACGCTCCGCCTTGCCGCCCGGCGCGTTCGTGATGGGCGCGGTCGCGGGCTGAGCGAGCTCCTTGTCGATTGCCGCCTGGCGCTCGAGGCGCTCGATGTCCTTGCCGAGCGCCACGACATCCGCCTCCATGCGGTCGTAGGCCGCGCTGTCTTCCAGCGAGAGCTTGCCGTCCTTGCCCGTGTGCGTGTCGAGAAAAGCCTTC